ACTGCACCTATCAAACCTGAAAAAGTAGAAATAAAATATGACGGTAAAGGTTCTACTATCACAAATCCAACACTTACTGAAAAGGATTTACCCCATTATCCTCTCTATGTTGATGAATCAGATGTATCAAAGTATGCAAGGGGTGAAGAAGATTACACTTCGAGAGACACTAGTAGTGCAAACGGTATCAAGTCAAACGCAAAACCAGTTTATCCATACAATAAAGTTTATGAATCTGAATCAGGTCACGTAATAGAAGTAGATGACACTAGAGATGCAGAAAGAATTGCAGTTGAACATAGGTCAGGAACATTTACAGAAATTCATCCTGATGGTTCTCAAGTAAGTAGAATTGTAAACGATAGATATACTATAGTGTGCAAAGACGATGAAGTTTACATTGGTGGAAAGGTCAATGTAAAAATACTTGGAGATGCAAAAATAGAAGTTAAGGGAACAACAGATGTATTATCAGAAGGTAAACTTACAATCACTGGTAATAACACAACAGAAATTATATCAGACACAACAGTCACGGGAACACTTACAGTATCGGGTGCAACTGATTTACAATCGACATTAGATGTCACTGGTAGTCAGTCAAATAAAAGTAGTATTACTGCAAGTGGAGATATTACTTCAAGTGGAGAGATTACTGCAAGTGGAGAGGTTAAAGGTAATGGTGTTAAACTTTCAACACATACACATACAATTAGTTCAGGTTCTTCTGCAGGGAAGACAAAGAAACCTGATTAGTTTGTATAAATAGTATTATGACCGAATATGTAAACAACGGAAAAACAGTTGCATCTGAAAATATATATTCAGATTTAAACTTATCTTTCAAACCACATCCAATCACTGGTGATATTACAAGAAAGACTGATGTTGATGCAGTAAAAAGGTCAGTTATAAACATCATATCTACTAATGCATACGAAAGACCATTCAAACCAAATTTTGGTGCGAACATAAGAAGTATGTTGTTTGAATTAGATACATCACTTTTTGGTTCTTCTCGTATTGGAAAAGAAATTGCAAAGACTATCGAAACTTTTGAACCAAGAGTGACTAATGTTTCAGTGGATATAGGAGAAATTACTAACAACGAGTTAAATTTAACAATTCAATTTAAGGTAATTAATAATATAAACGTTGAAGAATTTCAATACGTATTGACAAGGACACGATAATGGCAATTAAAAGTTCACAATTAAATATTACTGATTTAGATTTTGATGATATTTCAACAAATTTAAGAAATTACTTAAAAGGTCAAGACCAATTCAAGGATTATGACTTTGATGGTTCTTCTATGTCAATACTGATAGATTTACTTGCATACTCTTCGCATATAGGTGCAGTAAACACAAACATTGCAGCTTCTGAATTATTCTTAGACTCTGCACAAATTAGAAAGAACGTTGTTTCCCGTGCAAAAGATTTAGGGTTTGTTCCTCAATCAGAAACAGGTGCAACTGCAATTGTAGATATTACACTTAGTGGTGTAAAAAATCCTGATGACACTTATCCAACAACAGTTGAAATGTCATTAAACAGAGGTTCACTATTTCAATCTACTTTTGATGGGACTACATATAATTTTATAGTTCCTGCAACAATCAAACCAACACAAAGTGGAGACACCTACATCTATAACAACGTACAATTAGTGCAAGGTACTTATGCATCAGATACTTTTGTTTATGATACACAACTTCCTAATCCGAAGTTTGTACTCACTAACAAAAGAGTAGATAAGTCTAGAATGCAAGTTTCAGTAAATTCAAATGGTGTGACTTCAACTTATGTATTGTCCACTAACATATCTAGTATCACAACAACATCTAAAGTATTCTATGAACAAGAGAACGAAGACGGGTTTAGAGAAATCTATTTTGGTGATGGTGTATTAGGTCAACAGTTATTAGACGGTGATATTATTACAGTCACATACATTATAGTAGACCCAACTCATGCAAATGGTGCTAGAACCTTTACAATGATTAATGCAATTAATGGTTTTTCAAATGTTCAAACAGTTGCAACTACAATTGCACAAGGTGGTGCAGAGAAAGAATCAATAGAGTCTATTAAATTTAAAGCGAACAAATTCTATACTTCACAAAACAGACTTGTGACACTTAACGACTATAAAGCAAAAGTATCAGAATATTATCCAAATGCAGATGCAGTTGCAGTGTGGGGTGGTGAAGATAACAACCCACCTGAGTATGGTAAAATCTTTGTTGCACTTAAACCTAAAAACTCTGATTACTTATCCGATACAGAAAAGAAAGAAGTGGTCAGAAAACTAAATGCATTGAATATGTTAACAGTAAGACCAACTATTGTCGACCCTGAAATTATTAAGATACTTATATCTTCAACATTTAAATACAATGCAAACGCAACAACTTTATCACAAGGTGAATTAGAAACAGTTGTAATCAATGCAATTAATACCTTTGATAATGAGAATTTAAGTAATTTTGATTCTATCTTTAGACATTCAAATCTAATTAAGACTATAGATGAATCAAACGATGCAATCTTATCTAACACAACAAACATAAGATTAAAAAAATCACAAAAAGTTTTTACAGACACTACAAGAGGTGTGACTGTTGAGTTTGGAAACGGACTCTTCAACCCTCACGTAGGTCATAATAAATCGGGTGGTGGTATTATAGTCACCACTGGTTTTAAAGTTTCAGGAGATTCAGTAAATACTCAGTATTTCGATGATGACGGTGAAGGGAATCTAAGAAGATATTACCTTTCAGGGTCAACAAGAATCTATCAGGATAATTCTGCAGGTACTGTAGATTATGCAACTGGAAAAATATCAATCAACTCTATCTTCTTCACCTCAGTGGTGAATGTAGATAGTACGATTGACTTTACCGTTATCCCTAATAGTTTGGATGTGGTTGCAACTAGAGGTAATCTAGTTGATATCGACCAACAATCTATTACGGTGAAAGGTGAAATAGACACCATCGCAAGTGGTGAATCGAGTGCTGGAGTTGGTTATACATCAACCTCCTCCAGTAGTTATTAATCGTTATGAAGAAAGTGGTCGGGAGTCCCCCGAGTAGTTTCCCATTTATTTGGATTTTATAGGAGAAAAAAATGGCAGATAAAAAAATTAGTGCTTTAACAGCAGTATCAGATTCAGAAATCGGTGCTGATGATTTATTGCATATCGTTGACAATCCTGGCGGTACACCAGTAAATAAAAAAATGACCATTGGTCAGTTGTTTGAAAATATCCCTACTCATTTAGCAGTAAACGATATTACTACATTAACTGCAACTGCATCAAACCTTGCATCATCATTCGTTTCTGCGATTGACGGTTCTGCATGGACTGGGTCAGTTTCATTTACATTGGATGACGGAACAGATGTTGGTCAAATTAAAATCATTTATGCAAAAACTGAACCTGCAAGTTCATATAGTGCAAATATCGAAGTGACAAGTTGGGGTTATTCTTCAACTTCAGGTACTGAGATTGTACTAGATGCACAAGGTGAAGCTGTGATTTGTATTTGGGACGGTTCAAACTGGTACCCAATTTCTGTTTTCGGTGCAACAGTACAGTAAGATAGAAGATGAAAGAATATGCAACTGATAGTCTAAGTTCAAGACTTCCAAATCTCTTACCTGAATTTGTAAGAGAGGAGAGTCCTGCACTTGAGGCATTCATTAAGTCATATTTTGAATACTTAGAGTCGGAGATAATTACATTATCTTCACAATCAGTTCTTGATAATTTAAGTTTGGAAGACGGTCTCGGTGACCTATTATTGGAAACCGAGACAGACTTCTCTCCAAATGCAGAATCATCTAAAATTATTACAGAACAATCAGTTTTAAATCCAACACTAACTGCATCACCTTTTACAAAGGGTGAATTTGTTGTTGGTAGTAAATCTAAATCAGTTGCAAGAATAGACATTGTAGTTGATGATAAAATTTATGTCGATACTATATCAGGGAATGGTTTCTTAAAAGGTGAAACTATTACTGGTAGAGAATCAAAACAAACAGGTGTAGTCGGAAACTTTAAACAGAACTCTGTTCTTGCAAGTAATAAACTATTAGACTACTCTGATATCGATAGAACCTCAGAAGAATTTTTACAATACTTCCAAAATGATTTCATACCATCATTAGACATAGGTTCTACTGTTGACCGTAGGTTAACAATAAAACACATTAAAGATTTATATCAAACAAAAGGAACTGCAGAGTCTGTTCAGTTCTTAATGAGATTGTTGTACGGTCAAGATGCAACAATTAGATATCCCGATAACGAAACAATCTATCTTAACGAATCTGATTATAGTCAAGTAAGAAGAATGAGAGTTCAAGTGAACTCTGCACCCCCACAAGCAACAGATAGAATAATACAATATACAAGTGGAACCAAGACAGTAGAAGCAGAATCAGTAGTAGAAAATGTATTCGTAGATTCTGTTGAAGATAGAAAGTATTCAATCGAGATTACAGACAATCATATAGGTGAATTTACACAAGGTTCTACGGTCACATTTATAGACCGTGATGGTTTAACAGAATATACAGGAACCGTTATAGGTGTGGTGAATAATGTATCAGACGAATCATCATCAACTTATATATCGCATGATGATAGTGGAGACATATTATTAGAAACAGGTGGTGGTTTATTATTAGAAGAATCTTCACTAGGTTCATTATACTCTTTTAACGATAAGATTCTATTCTCAGGTAGTAAGAATAACACGGATGCATCAGAATGTCAAGCAAGAGTTGACGGTTTATCTAAGGGTGGTATTACACATATCTACATTGAAGAAGGTGGTCAAGACTATGAAGGTGGAGACCTAATTGTATTTGAAAATGCAGGTACACAAGGTGGTGGTGCAGAAGCAGTAATCGGTTCAGTAGGAGATGAAGTATTACTCGAAGGTGGTTCTACATTTGGACACTATGAAGTCACTGCAACTGCAGGTCAAACTTTAGTAGGTGGGCCAGGTGTCAGAGATGACAATGGTAATCTAATCATATTTAATGATAACACACTT